ATCGGTCTCGCCCCGCGCCGGCCCAGCCCGGCAACAACACGCAAACCCAAAGGCCAGCACGGACCCCCGTGGCAGGCGGCAGCCGAGACAGCGGAGCGCAAAGCCCCGGCACGTATCGCCTGTCCGCAGAGCGAGTCCAGGCCTTGAAAGACGCGGGCATGTGGGACGACCCCAAGGCCCGCGCCGACGCCATCGCGCGATTCCGTGACTACGACCGCAAGAACGCAGGTTCTCGCTGAAAGGAAAACCCATGTCTGACATCCATAGCGACTCCCGATTGACCAAGACCGATGGTCGCCGCGCACGCGGCAGCCGCGCCGAGGCCGATGACTCGCGCATCAACGATATGGGCACCGCGTTCGACGCGGACGAGCTGGAGCAAATGCTCCGCAACGAATTCGTGCAGGAGGCCCTGCCGAACATCCCCAAGAAGCCGGGATGGCATCGGTGCTGGCTGACCACCACGAGTTCATACGACCAGATCCACAAGCGCATCCGCCTGGGCTATCAGCCCGTGACGCTGGATTCGCTCGGGGTTCCTGGTCTTGAAACCTATCGAATGACATCGGGCGAATTTGCCGGCTGCGTCTCGTGCAACGAGATGGTGCTCTTCGAGATTCCTGAGGAACGGTATCAAGCAATGATGAGGACGCTTCATCACAAGATGCCGCTGGAAGAAGAGCAGGGCATCCGTCAACAAGCGCAGTCCTCTGAGGAGGACAGCCGCGGCAAGAAGCTCGTTTCGTTCGACGACGACGACGAAGGATTTAGGCATCTGGGCCGAGAGCCCCGCACGCCTTCGTTTTCCTGATGTCAACGCTCGTCTATATCTACAGCGACCCCGTCACTAGAGAACCGTTTTACGTTGGGATTGGTTCCGAAAAGAGGCCGAAGAGTCATTGGCGCCGCGTGCTGCGTGGTGAGGTTCACCCAAACCCGCTGATGCACGCGAAGCTGGTTTCTCTTCGCGAAGTCGGGACTGAGCCTTCAATCGAGGTAATAGCTCGATATGAGGACAGAGAGTGCGCTCAGATCCTTGAGATTTGGGCCATTCAGTTCTTCGGGCAAAAGACCGATGGAACGGGGTCGCTGTGTAACGTCAATCCTGGTTCTGATGGCATCCATCCGGACATTTTGCGAAAGCTTTGGCGGGAAAAGGAATACAGGGAGAAGGTAACAAGCGCCGTTTTTGCGGCGAACGCATCTTCTCCCGCAAGAGCTAAGTACATGGAGTACTTGCGCTCTGATGAGTACGCGGCACTACAAGCGGCGCGCTCAACAGCAGCAATGAGCGACCCAAAGATGCGAGAACGCATCGCACGCTCAGTTGCGGCTCGCTGGGAAGACCCAGCATACCGTTCTGGTGTTACTGAAAATCTTCGGAAACGCTGGGCCACAGACCCAAGTCTCAAGCAGCGCGTGCATACGCCGGAGTCAAGACTTAAGCGGTCGGAAGCCATCAAGAAGATTTGGGCAGAACGAAAAGCCACCGGCGCCATGCCGGAAATCACTGAGGAGACGCGACGCAAGTGTTCAGAGGCTTCAAAGAAGCGCTGGGCAAAGGCTCGCCATCCAGCCCAAATTTCTACGTAAGGACAAATCTATGAGTTCAACTCTCAATGGATTCGGCTTCCGCCCTGCATATCACCCGACTGGGTTTGACAGGGCAACTCGATATCCGGTGAACCCGGGCTACGGCACGGCCATGTACAAGGGCCAGCCGTGCATTCTCAACACCGCTGGTTATGTCACTGTCGGCACGTCCGGTGCTGACATCATCGGCGTGATTGCTGGCTTCGAGTACATCGACGCCACTGGCAAGCCCAACGAAAGCACCTACTGGCCCGCAAGCCAGACCGTGCTCGCCGGCACCACGCCGGTTGCTTACGTGTACGACGACCCGCGCCAAGTCTTCGAGGTGCAGGCCGATGGCTCCATTCCCCAGACCGCCCTCGGCGATCAGGCGGACGTGAGCAACGTCAGCAACTCCACCAGCATCCCCTCGGGCGCCAACCTCAGCACCTGCACGCTCAGCTCGACGCTGGCCGGCGCTGGCTCGCAAGGCCAGTTCCGCATCGTCGGCGTGGGTCTCGCGCAGGACAACGCCTGGGGCGATGCCTTCACGGTGGTGCAAGTGCAAATCGCACGTCACCAGTACGTGAGCAACAAGGTCGCGATCTAAGGAGCCGCCATGAAATTCTTCAAGTCCATGGCCGCTACCTTCGCGGCGTTGTTCTCCGGCCTGTGGGGCCGCCTGGGCGATGCCCTGCTGTCGTTCATGTCGCGTTCGGGTCTGGTGCTTTGCGCCGCCCCGATGCGCTCGACCGACTTCAAGGCCATCGTCGAACCGATCCTGAACAAGGCGTTCGATGGCGTCTACGACCAGCGTGCCGACGAGTACAAGTTGGTGTTCTCGGAAGAAGACGGCATCAAGCGTTCGTATCAGGAAGAGCCGGTGATGTTCGGCTTCGGTGCTGCCCCGGAAATGCCTGACGGCATGCCGGTGACGTACCAATCCGGTGGCGTTCTCTTCAACAAGCGCTTCTCGTTCAAGGTGTATGGCCTGGCCTTCGCCCTGACCAAGGTGCTGGTTGAAGACGGCGACCACATTCGCATCGGTGCGACCTTCTCGAAGCACCTGGCGCAGTCGATGATGGAAACGCTGGAAACCATCTGCGCGAACCAGTTGAACCGCGCGTTCAACTCCTCGTATGTGGGTGGTGATGGTGTCTCGCTGTCGAACGCCTCGCATCCGATCACCAACGGCAGCTTCAGCAACATCCTGGCGACTCCTGCGGCCCTGTCTCAGACCTCGCTGGAGCAGATGTTGATCCAGATCCGCCAAGCTGTTGACAACAACGGCAAGAAGATCCGCCTGAAGGCCAAGCAACTCGTCATCGCCCCGGGCAACGAGCTGCAAGCCGAGGTGCTGTTGAAGTCGGTCCTGCGCGCGGGCACCAACAACAACGACATCAACCCTGTGAAGTCCAGCGGTGCGATCTCCGACAAGGCGGCCACGCTGTCGCGTCTGACCTCTTCCACCGCTTGGTGGGTGCAGACCGATGCGCCGAACGGCCTGAAGGTCGTGTGGCGTCGTCGCATGGAAGGCGGCATGGAAGGCGACTTCGAGACCGACTCGATGCGCTACAAGAAGACCATGCGTCTGGATGCCGGCTGGGTCGATCCGCGTTGCGCGTTCGGCACGCCGGGCGCCTGATGTTCAGAGACCGTGAGAGAGGCCCCTTCGGGGGCCTTTGTCTTTCCACAAAGGATCAATCATGGCTCTGAGCATTTGCACTGGACCCGTTGTCACTACCGGCAACATCGACTCCAGCCAGCAGCACGCGCCCGAGCAGGGCCCGAACCTTGAGTTTCAGGGTTCGGGTCTGCTGGACCCACGCTATGTCGGGACGATCGGCACTGCACCTGGCACTCCGGTCTATGGCCTGTACGCCAATCCGTACTTCAGCTTGGTCGATGCGGTTCCTCAAGCCGCAGCGGCCAACCGGATTGCGGCGGCGCAGACGGCGACTTCCGGCACGGCAATGACACTGGTGTCCACGCAGGGCACGGGTGTTTCTCCGAAGATCCCGCTGGTCCCGATGGGGCAGGCGAAGACCTCGGCGAACGCTGTCAACGTGCTTGCGCTGGATTTCGGCTTCACCACGGCGAATACGACCTCTGGTAGCAACTCCATCACCATCCCTTCGGGCGCCTGGAAGTTCTTCCAAGCCGGTGAGACGGTCATCATCAGCGGCGCAGGCGCTTCGGCAAACACCCCTCTGATTACGACTGTCGCAGCCACCCCGGCCGCTGGGGCAACCACTGTCACTCTGTCTGCGAATGCGGGCCAGACGGTGAGCAACGCCCAAGTCGGTAACGCGGATGCCAGCGGCGTCACTGCGTGGCCGTTCGTCCAGGCGGGTCAGATCGCGTTGGCCGATCCGGCGCAGTCGCTGGCGCGAGGTGTCTCTGTCACCTCGAACAACGCGGGCGACACCGGCTGGAGTGTGACCGTTCGCGGCTACGACATCGCAGGCAATGCGATGACGGAGACCATCAGCGTCACCGCAAACAGCATCGCCTACGGCAAAAAGGCGTTCAAGTACATCGCCAGCGTCACCCCTTCGAAGGGCGGCGGCGGTTCCACGACCGGAACCTTGTCGATTGGCACGTCGGATGTGTTCGGCTTCTCGGTCCGTTCGGACTTCTGGGAGTACATGAACATCTACTGGAACGGTGCTTTCCTGACCGCTTCTACGGGCTGGACTGTGGCTGACGCTTCCACGCCGACTGCCACGACTGGCGATGTGCGCGGCACGCTTCAGTGCGGCACGGTCGGCGGCGGTTCCGGCGCGACGGGTTCGGCCGATGGCTCCAAGCGCTTGGCCGTGTTCATTTCGCTGCCGGTCTACAACGCGGTGGGTGCTACCAACCTGTCGTATGTGACCCTGTTCGGCAACTCTCAGTTCGCCGGCTGATATGGCGACCTCAGGCACCGTTGCTCGTACGAGCATCGACGTTGCTACCGTAGTGGAGCACGCTGTACGAAAGTGTGGCGTGCCCACTTCCTCTATCTCCGGGGAACAGCTTCGCACCGCAAGGGAGAACCTGTTCTTCATCCTCACCGGACTGACCAATCGGGGCATCAACCTCTGGTCGGTCCAAAAGCAGGTGCTGCCGGTGACTGCGTATCAGTCGCGGATGTACCTGTGGGCTGGTTCGGTGGACGTGCTCAACGCGCAATGGCGTTTTGGGACGTACACGCCGGCCACTACCTACAGCGGCGCTACTGCTTCCGTCACGTTCTCATCGGCAACCACGGTCAACAGCGCGAGCGTGACGATCCCGACCGCTGGGACGTACAGCCTCGTGCTTGAAAGCTCCAACGATGGGGCGACGTGGACCCAATGCGGCTCCAACACGATGCAGGTTGCCTCCGCTGTCGGAGATCAGATTGCAGTGGACTGCGACCTCTTCAACAGCGCGACGTATTGGCGCATGAGGGAGACCGTCCTCAACATCACCTGGGCGTCGGTCACGTTCTTGTCATCGACCACGGAAATACCGATGGCGAAGATGAATCGCGACGAGTACCAGAGCCTGCCGAACAAGGCATTCAGCTCCCTGCAGTCGCTTCAGTATTGGTTCGACAAGCAGACGAGCCCGCAAATCTACCTGTGGCCCGTGCCGCAACAGGCCGGCCCTCAGGCCGTCTTGATGGTGCAGCACCAAATCCAAGACGTTGGGAGTCTGACGAACAAGTTGGACGTTCCCGACCGCTGGCTGCCGGCCATCATCCACGAACTGGCCGCTGCGACTGCTCTTGAGCTACCTACCTCGATGGTCCCTCAGGGTCGGTTCGAAGCCCTTACCGCACTCGCTCAGCGCTTCGTGAAGGAAGCGGAAGACGGCGAAGTTGATGGCGCTCCCATCCGGATCGCCCCCGCCATTCGTTCCTACACCCGCTAATGCGCTATCTCGACACACGCGGTCGTGCCGTGCTGACCGTGGGCATCTGCGACCGCTGCCAGTTCAAGTTTTCGCTGTGCGACTTGACGGCCGACCGTAACGCCCCAGGCCTTCGGGTCTGCGATCAGTGCAACGACGCATTCGACCCGTACCGCCTACCGGCCCGGAAGACCGAGGACATCACCGTCCCGAATCCGCGTCCGGACCAACCGCTGAGCTGATATGACCGGATATGTGAATGCATTCGGCGGGAGTTCCGTACAACCCGCCGACCCGGCCTATCGGGCCGTAAGTCTCTCTGCCAACACGACGCTCGTTTGGCCCCCGCAAAGCCAGTCCGCGACGGACTACGTTGCGCGGATCATGGAAGTCACGGCCACCACGGGCGGCCTGACCATCACTCTCCCGGACGCGACCGCGCAGTCCAACGGCTTTGACCTGATCTTCACCAACCCTGGCGCCAACACCTACACGGTGGCCGGGAACGGCGGCACGACGATCTGCACCGTTGCTGCTGGGCAGGTTCAGTATGTCTATCTGAAGGACGCGAGTACCGCGCAGGGGGCGTGGGGCGTCTTCCAGTTTGCGTCTCTTGCATCCGCTGTCGCTGCGGCCTCCTTGGTCGGGCCGGGCATCAAGGCATCTGGCGGGGCGCTCTACGCCGCCGAGAACGTCTCGACGCTGAGCACGAACTACACCGTCCTCACGTCCGATCGAACGAATATGTTCATCTGGACAGGCGGGGCGGGGACGATCACGCTCCCGACCGCCGCGAGCGCCGGAAGCGACTTCTTCTGGTCGCTGAGCAACCAAGGTACTGGCGCTGTCACCGTCCAATGCCAAGGCACCGATACCCTGGACGGGGCGTCGTCGCAAACCCTTTTGATTGGCGAGAGCTGCGAGTTCCATAGTTCTGGCTCGCTGTGGGTAACCAAGGGCCGCGGCCGATCGACGCAGTTCAACTTCGCCCAACTCAACAAGAGCGTCACGGGTGGAACGGTCACGCTGACCTCTACCGAGGCGGCGAACACGATTCAGAAGTATTCGGGAACGCTGACCTCCGACTGCTTCGTTGTCGTCCCTTCGACGGTGCAGGTCTATTTCGTCACCAACAACACGTCGGGCTCTTTCAACCTGACGTTCAAGACCTCCAACGTCTCCGGGTCAACGGTAACTATCGGTCAAGGGCTTTCGGCAGTCCTGACCTGTGACGGCACGAACGTTACGAACACCGCAACCACGTTCCCGATTGTCGGCGACCTCTCGCTGAACAACCACCGCATCACGAACCTTGCAACGCCCGCCAGTGCAAACGACGCGGCCAACAAGGGCTATGTGGATGCAGTGATTCCTTCGACTCTCACCACTCAATCCACCCAACTGGCCGCCCTGGCCTTCCTCATCTCCTAAGGAAAACGCATGTCTCAACTCGTCACGCTGCCGGGGCAGATCCAAGACCCCCTGATGGTTTCGTTCACCCAGACCAACGGCACCCAAGCCAAGGTCGTGCAGGACGTGACCGCCGCGACCGGCTCTCTCCAAGGCGGTTGCCGGGTCTATGACCTCGTGGCCTCCAGCACGGATTCGTCCTCGAACTCGGTGATTCTGTGGCAGGCGGTGCAAAAGAGCACGTACGCCAACATGGGAACGGTCACGATCACCGGCACGAACACCATCAACCGCACCTCAGGTTCGTTCGTCACCGATGGCTATGCGGTCGGCGATGAAATCATGATCCTCGGCGACACGGTGACGACCGCAAACAACGGCGTCGCTGCGGTTGTCACTTCGGTGGCTGCGGGCGCGCTCGGAGTCAACGGTACGCCGTTCACCAACGAGACGGCCGCCGCGGGGTTCCGCATCGTCAAAACCACCCGGCGCTCGACCACCACGGTGGCTGCCAACGCGGGGAACAACACTTCGACCGCGAACACCCAACTTCTCGCGACCGCGAACGACTCGACCAAGGATTCCCTTGGCATCTCTCTGGGCGCCAACGGGCTTCTGCTGGTGTCGATGGCCTCCCAAGTCGTCGGCGCTGTCCCGGCTCGCGTGACGATCACCGGCAACGCCTACCTGTACTGAGATGGCGATCCCCAATCCGGCATCGGGGATGCCGAACCAGACCCCTCTGGGTCCCACTGCCGCACAGATCGCAAGCGCGACGGCTGCAATGGCCGGTCCTCTCGGGGTTGCTGCGTTGGCCGGCGTCCCAGGCCTGGCCGCCCAAAACCCGACCTACGCAACGCCGCCCACGAAAACCATCGTCAACGGCTGCTCGGCTGGTGGTCAGGCGGGCATCGCGCTCAACACCAATGTCGCGGCCTTTCGGCAGGTCGTCACTGGGGCGCTGACAGCCAACGCGCTGTCCACCGTGCTCTCGATTAGCGGTCGCGGGCAGGTTGATGTGCTTGGCTTCTACACCGGAGACGCCACGGCCAGAACGCTCCGCCTTCAGGTGGTCGTTGATGGATCGACAGTGGCTTTTGACTCTACGACGGCTTCCATCAGCTCGTCGGGCCAAGGCCTCGCTGCTGCCGGAATGATCTTTTCCGGCTCCCAGAACCTGTCGTTTGGGGCGCCGATCCACTTCAATCAGTCTCTGACGGTGAACGTGGCTTCGTCTCTCACGGAGACCGGCAAGTCCACGCTGATCTACACCGCGCAGACCTACTGAACATGATTCAGGAGTTCGGGACGCCCTACACCGGGCCGACTGTTCCGGCGGTTGTCTCTATGCGCCAAGCGAGGCAGGCCCTGTATCTCGCTGGGAAGCTCTCGGCAGTGGACAGCGCGATTGCCGCAATGACGGACCCGACCCAGCAGCAACTCGCCTATATCTGGTGGAACTACAGCAACGAGGTGCAGCGGTCAAACCCGCTTGTCTCCGTGCTGGGGCTCGCCATCGGGCTGCAGTCGTCTGACATCGACCAGCTTTTCCAGACGGCCAATTCGCTATGAACATCCTTTTGGCGAGAAAGCCGACGCTCGGGTCATGGCTGATTCGGTTCGGTACGTGGTCGCAATGGTCTCACTGCGCCATCTTGACCGATGGGCACGTCATTGACGCCACTATGCAGCACGGTGTGGCTGAAAGGCCGTTCGCTGAGTTCGTCGCGGAGTACCCGGATCGTCTGATGCTGTCGGTTGACTGCGATGAGGCGAAGGCGCTGGCGTTTGCTCGTTCGCAGATTGGCAAGCCTTACGACTATCTGGCAATCGTCGGGTTCGTCATTCGCCGAGGCTGGTCCAGCAGCGACAAGTGGTTCTGCTCTGAATTCGTGGAAGCCGTGCTCAAGGCTGGTGGGCGTCAACGTTTCCGCGAAGAACTACCCCGGATCACCCCGCGTGATGTCTGGGCAGTAACTCCCTGACATGCGCTACCTCATTTTGATCTGCGCGCTGCTGACAGCGTGCGGAGGCGGGAGCGTGCCAGATCCTCCTAAGACCATCGCGGCCATTGGCGACTCGCTGACTCTACAGACTGGGCTGTGCGCCGACGCTACAGGCCTTCCGTCCTGCGCTCACCCGGAGAGGTCTTACGCAACGTACATAGGCGTCATTGGCAACTTCGGCCGGGGAGGGGACACCTGTACCCCCGAAGAGCCGTTCGACTCTGGTCCGTTCAAGGGTCAGCAGCGCGGCATGACCTGGCGCATTCACGAGCTGATCGCGCTGCACCCGACACAAGGCGTCGTCTTCGCTGGCTACAACGATCTCACAAGGGGCGTCAGCAACGACCTCATCGTCAAGTGTCTGGCGGATCTGTGGTGGCGGCTACAAGCGAACGGCATCGAGCCGATCGCGGTGGCGTACCCGAAGGTGCAAGTCAATACCGAAAAGGTCGCTGCGTTGAACGTGGCGATACGAGAAGCGGCCAAGTCGGCGGGCATCCGGCTAGTGGACGCAGAAACCGTGGACGTGCCGACCGTCGATGGTCTGCACCCAACCGAAACCGGCGCCCGCGCCATAGCCAGCCTCTTCTCAAAGTGAACGAAATCGACCCCGTGCAATTCGGCGCACTCACTGCCCAGGTCAAGCTATTGGAGACGCAGGTCTCTGAGCTTCAGTCGGACGTAAAGGCGCTGCTCGCGCTGGCGAACAAATCCAAGGGGGGATTCTGGGCCGGGATGGCGATAGCTTCCGCAATCGGAGGGATCGTCTCTTGGGTCGCTTCTCACTTTCAGTTTCTCCCGAGGTAACCATGAAACGCTCCATCTCGGCCGGCATCCTCGCCGGCCTTCTTGTTTCTGCTCCTGCCGCGGAGTGGACCGGCCCCGGCGACAAGACATTGACCCTCAGCGACGAGGAAGCGGCTGATTGCGCGGTGCAGGGCGAGTGTGCGGTGTTCAGCCGTCGTCAGATTGACGCGATGTTGATGGCACAGCGCGAGATGACGCGCGACGAGATGCGCAAGCTCTGCGTGTTCGCCGGGATCGGCCGGGAGTCGTGAACCTAGAAGCTTTCGGCGGCCGTCGTTTCGTGATGGCCGTCTTGACGCTCGTCAGCGTTGATGCCCTCCGATGGTTCGAGCACCTAGACAACGGCAGCTTCACGGCTGTCCTGATCGCCTCCGTGTGCGCCTATATCGCTGGGGACACTTTCCAGCGGCACTCCGAAACCCGCGCTGACGTTGAAAAGAGCGTCGCCAAGGAGAAGCAATGAATGCCAAGCAACAACTGATTGGTATGGAGGGCTGGGAGCATCGCGCCTACCCAGATCCTCTGACAGGAGGCGAGCCTTGGACCATTGGGGTCGGGCATACGGGGCCGGAGGTCGTCAAGGGTCTGGAATGGACCGACGAGCAAATTGGCGATGCCTTCGAGCAGGACTATGCCGAGGCCGAGCGAGACGCGCTCGCTGTTTGTCCAAGTTTGGATTCGCTGGACGAGTGCCGACGCGCAGTCATCGTGAACATGGCCTTCAACATGGGGCGCGAGAAACTTTCCCATTTCGTTGGGATGCTGGGCGCTGTTCGAGATAAGAAATGGGCTGATGCGGCCAACCACATGCGCGACAGCCTTTGGGCGCGACAACTACCCAAACGATCCGCGCGCCTAGCCCGTCAAATGGAAGATGGCACGTGGCAGTGAGTTGCACCGACCACTGGCTGCGCGACTGCATCGTCTTCTTGGTGGTCGGCTACTTCGGCTTCTGGTGGGCTGATGCGCAAGACCGCAAGCAGTGGATCCCGCGCCGGCTCTGGCCGATCTTCGCAATGCTCGGATTTTCCGTGATGGGCGCAGTTGGTGTTTGCGGGCTGATCGCCGGTTCCGTGCTTTTTATGGTGGGGGCGCTTTGAACCTGCTAGACCTCATTCCAGCGCCGTACCGGCTGGCGATCGAATTCGCACTTGTTCTGGCGATTGCCGGAGTTCTCTTCGGACTCGGACACAGGGGAGGCGTGCAGGCAGAACACGCCCGCATGCAAGTCAGGCTCGATGCCGTACAGCATCAATGGGACGTGGAGCGGCAGACCCTCCAAGCGCGAGCCATCCAAGCCGAACAAGAGCGCGACGCCAAGTCAGCGCAACGCATCGCTTCCGCTCAGGAGCAAGACCATGAAGACGTTTCCCACGCGGAGCATCGCGCTGATGCTGCTGTTGCTACTGCTTCTGCTGCTGACCGCCTGCGCCAGCGAGCCGAGGCAGCCCTCGCCGCCTGTGGTGCAGCAAGAAGCCCTGATCCCGCCGCTTCCGGCGTCAGGCCGCCCGCAGCCCAAGCCTCCAGTGTGCTCCCCGACGTGCTCGGAAGGCTTGCGGATGCTGCTGGACAGCTTGCTACCTTCGCCGACGCCTCCAACGACGCAGCCCAATCCTGCGCAGCCCGCTACGACTCACTGAGCAAGAAGTGACTACCGTCCTCGCTGACGCCACTATCGGCGTGATGGTCTCCGATTCATTGGTGACTGACGGGGACCGCAAGTGGAAGGCGCGGAAGGTTTTTAGGGTCAAGGGTGAACTTGTTGCGGCGGCTGGCAATGAGCCAGTCTGGCGCGCTGCGCTTGAATGGCTACGTGGCGACGGCGAGCGCCCGAAGTGGGATGAGGACTCGTCCCTGCTGGTGCTGGCTCCGGCAGGCCTATTCCTATACGACATCAACGGGGACCGTGTTCCGGTGGATGCCTGTGAGGCGATAGGCACCGGGGGTAAGGCGGCGATTTGCGCCTACCGAGCCCTCTGGACTGTCGGGCTTCGGAATGAAGAAGCCATGCAAGTGGCCGTCCGCATCGTGTGCGGTCAGGATGCCAATTCACTCGGCCCCGTGCGGGTCTATCGACTGAGGTAAGCATGGCTCGCAAGCAAGACAGCCGAGAGTGGACGGGGCTCGGCAACGGGCCGCGCATCGTCACGCTTGACGTGGAGACCTTCCCAAACCTCGTGTTCACCTGGGGGCTGTTTCAGCAGAACGTGGGCGTCAACCAGATCGTCCGCGACTGGTCGCTTGCCTCAGTCTGCTGGAAGTGGCTTGACGAGAAGAAGGCCCACTATCTCGACTGCTCCGCGAACCCGCTGGATGACGGGCCGCTGCTGGAGAAGATTTGGGAGGTTCTGGACTCGGCAGACATCGTGGTCGGCCAGAACAGCAAGCATTTCGACATCCGCAAGATCAACGCGCGCTTGATCGAGAAGGGCTACCGGCCTCCGTCTCCGTACAAGCAGATCGACACGAAGGTGGAGGCGCGCAAGGTGGCAATGTTCACGAGCAACCGGCTGGAGTGGCTTTCGGCCCACCTGTCGGACGTGCCAAAGGACAAGCACAAGGACTTCCCGGGCTTCGAGCTGTGGAGCGAATGCCTCAACGGCAACCCGAAGGCCTGGGCGGCGATGCGCCGATACAACCCCATTGACGTGCTCGCGACAGAGAAGGTCTATCTCAAGCTGCGCCCCTGGATCGAGGGACACCCGAACATCGCGAACTACCTGCCAGGTCAGACGGCTCCGGCCTGTCCGAAGTGCGGCAGCGAGAACATCCAGCATCGCGGAACAGCACGCACCCAGACCGGCATCTACCGGCGCATGCAGTGCATTGCTTGTGGCGGTTGGAGCCGCAGTCGCTACACCCTCAACACCATCGCCGAGCGTCGCGCTCTGCTGACGAACTGACCATGAGCGCAACCGCTACCCGCCCGGCCTGCGCCGAATCTCCGATGCTCACCGAAGACGACATGGTTTGGGTGGGCTATGAGGGCATGTGGCTTGGACTACCGAGCAACAGCCGCCCCGAAGAAGTAGAGCGCGCGTTGGCGGCTCTCCAGTGGATCGTGGGGCAAAGCGCCCGCTGCGATTGACCCAGAAAGGTCAATGCCCCGACTAGAACGGGGCACTGCCTGTTTCGCCCGAGCGAGCTTCACGTCAACCCGCAGCCCTGCGCATGGGCTGCCGCTCGCACGTCTCCGGGTTTCGGACGACGCGCGCATTGTAAAGACTATTTACACGAATGTCCACTGCCGGACAAATCTATTTGATTTGTTCGCGGACGAACACGTATGTCCGGACCCGCAAACCTCAATTACGACACCCTCGTCAGCGATATCCAGGCGTACACCGAGCGCACGAATGATCCCACGCTGGTAGCGCAGATTCCCCGCCTCATCATGATGGCGGAGAACCGTATCGCCACCGACGCCAAGATCCTCGGGACGCGCGAGGTGGTGCAAAACACCTTCACCTCCGGCAATCCGGTGGTCCCGAAGCCGGCCTACTGGCGTCGCACCGAGAGCCTGAACTACACCGACCCGACGAATGGGAGGACGCAGATCCTGCCTCGGACGCTGGAGTTTTGCCGAGACTACTGGCCGAACGCCGCCCAGACGGGTTCTCCGAGGTACTACTCGGACTACGACTTCGACAACTTCCTGATCGTCGCTACGCCGGCCGGCGCCTATCCGTTCGAGTTGGTCTACATCGCGCGCCTGGCGCCGCTGTCGTCGTCTACTGAGACGAACTGGCTGACCTCGAACGCGCCTCAGTTGCTGCTGAACGCCTGCCTGCTGGAGGCTGAAATCTTCCTCAAGAACACGAGCCGCATCCCCGTGCGCCAGCAGGCGTATCAGGAGGCGCTGGACGCCTTCAAGAGCGAAGACGCCTCCCGTGTCATTGACCGCAACATCGTGATCGCCTGAGATGGCCGACCTCCCGACCATTTTCGAGCTTGTCAGCCAGCCGGGCATCAAGCGTGATGGAACGAACCTGGACAACGCCTTCTACCAAGAAGGGCAGTGGGTTCGCTTCCAGCGTGGCCGCCCCCGGAAGATCGGCGGCTATCAGCAACTCTCGGGGCAGTTGCTTGGCCCAGTCCGTGGGGTGTACGTCGATAGCCGTTCCACGGGGAACACGGCACACACCTTTTCGACGCAGGGCATAGAGCGGGTGCTGTTCGACAACTCGGGGACCGTCTCCGACATCACCGACCGCACTCCATCGGGCTTCACAGCCAACGACAACTACACCTGGCAGACCGCCTCCATGTTCCAGTCTGGGGGCTCGGGGACGCCGACGCTGATTGGGTGTGTCACGCCCGACATGGCGAACATCGCCAGCGACGACCCGGGGTATCTCTACGCCGGAGATGTGACGGCGAAAACCGCATTGACGCAAGTGGCGGACGCTAATGGCCCGATTCAGGTCAGCGGGGGCGTCTGTGTCCTGCAGCCGTTCGTCTTCGTCTATGGCTCAAACGGGTTGATCCGAAGCTCGAACCCCAACGACATCTCGACCGCCTCGGGGTGGACCCCGGGACAAGGAACGGTGTCGAACAACGTCGCCGCCACGAAGATCGTCAAGGGTCTGCAGATGCGCGGAGGCGGCAACTCGCCTGCCGGCCTGTTCTGGGCGCTCGATTCCCTTATCCGGGTGAGCTTCGTTGGCTCGGCGAGCGGCTTCTGGAAATACGACGTGCTCTCCGACGATGTGACCGTGCTCTCCAAGAGTGCGATCGTCGAGTACGACAACGTGTACTACTGGGTTGGGTCGGATCGGTTCTTCATGTACGACGGGATCGTGCGTGAGTTGCCGAACCAGATGAACCTCAACTTCTTTTTCGACAACCTCAACGCTTCACAGGCGCAAAAGGTCTGGGCGCTGAAGGTTCCTCGCTGGGGGGAAATCTGGTGGTTCTTCCCCTCGGGGACCAACACCGAGTGCGACACGGCCGTCATCTACAACGTCCGTGAAAAGACTTGGTACGACACCAAGATCGGGCGCTCTGCTGGCTTCCCGGCTCGCGTCTTCCAGTCGCCGCTGATGGCCGGTGAACTCGTCTCCACCACGAAACTGACCTATACCCAAAGCGCCGGAGCCTTTAGCGTGGGCGAGCAAATCCAGGGGTTGACGAGTGGAGCGGTCGGGACCATCGCAAAGAACACCGGAAGTCAGTTGAACCTCATCAACGTGACCGGCACGTTCCAGTCGGGCGAGACGATCTCCGACACGATGAAGAACGGCACGGACCAGGGAACCGTTTCCGCTGCTCCTTCAACCCAAAGCCTTACCTCCCTCTGGCGCCACGAGTACGGGACTGATCGTGTTGTGGGGACTCAGGTGCTGGCGATCGATTCGTACATCGTCACCAACAACTTCCAATGGATGACGGGTGGTCCCATCGCCGAAGAGGGGCAGGGCGGCAACTTCCAAAGCCGGCTGACCCGTGTTGAACCCGACTTCAACATGACCGGCTCGATGAACCTGTACGTGGTGGGCAATGCCTACGCACAGGCGCCGACCGTCACGTCCTCGGCTTACTCCTTCACCGCCTCAACCGAGTTCGTCGATCTGCGCGAGCAGCGCCGGGAAATCTCCCTCAAGTTCGAGTCGAACACCGCAGGCGGAAATTGGGAGATGGGCAAGGTGCTTTTGACCGTGGAGCCGGGCGACGAGCGTGGCTGACCTGACGGTTTTCAACCCACTTCAAATGACGTGGGAGCAGTGGAGTTCGCAGGTAGTCATAGACCTCTCCACGCAATACAATTTGCCTAACCCTGTCGAAGAGGGTTTGTGGCAACGCTGGGCAACCGAGTTGCTGACCATTCCGGGCTTGAGCGAATTGGGTCTGCCTGACCCTAGTGCATTCGCAAGCTGGCAAGCGTGGGCAGCCGCATTTACGCAGATCGCTGCGTAAGACCTCTTCGATATGGCAAACACAAAAGGCGCACTCGCGCATTTCGCTAGCGGCGGCTCAACCTACTCGTTGAGCGACCCGAAGTACGGCTGGACCGACGTATCCTCCTCGCCCAACTGGCAGGAGTGGTTGGGTTCTGCGTTCCCGAAAGACCAAGCAGAGGCCGACATTTACCATGCGCTTGGCATTCAGATGCCAGACGCCACCGCCCGGACTGGCCCCGACTCTGACATCGGGCGGTTCCAATACGACACGTCTGGGCTGCCGGATCTGTACCGCGGCTACGACCCGTCTTCTGGGCAACAGATTTGGAGCGCGTTCGACCGGAATGGGAGCCAAGTCGGGACGCCTCACACATGGACCGACTCGGGGTTTGATCCGCTGTCCGCCCTGATTCTGGGCGCTGGTGCCGGCATCACAGGCGCGGGGCTGATGGGGTACCTTCCCGGTGGAGCGGCAGCGGCCGGCGCCGAAGGCGTTGGAGGCATCGGAACACTAAGCGCCTCTGAGTTGCCAGCAGTCGCCTCCCCGGCCATTGACGCCAACCTGATCGCTGGGACCGGCTCGCTTGCTGACCTCGGCGGCGCCGGCACGATCGGTGCTGGCCTGGGCGGGGGCGGCTCTCTTTACGGCTCGCTCGGTAGCAGCGCGGCAGGCGGTCCGCTGGACCTCGCATCAAGCTCAAATGCGTTTGCTGGTAGCGGTATTGCCGGTACGGCAGCCGATCCACTGGAAGCGGCAATGGCTGGCGGTGGTGCTTCGTACAACGTGCCCGGACTGTTCGAGGGAGCATCGCAAGGCGGCGGCCTGATGGATCGGCTCGGCAACGGCCTCTCCAATTGGTGGGACAAGGCCAGCAGCGGTGATCTCAACGCTATCCGCAGCGGCCTGTCCACGATCGGGGCGCTGTCCCAACTGTTTGGCGCGCACAACCCGAACAACCTCAGCGCCTCTCAGATCCGAGACCAACTCAAGGGGCCGTACAACTCCTTCAGTCCGAGTCAACAGGCGGCGGTTTCGCACTACTTCAACTCGCCGGTATCGGTCCAGTACCGAGCCCCGAACGTCAACGGCATCGTCCAACTGTCGAACCAAACGGGCTCTCCATCGGCTCAGACGTGGTTGCCGCCAAACACCGCGAACACCATGCCGGTGCAGCAGGGGCCGCAAGGCTACGCGCATGGCGGTTCCGTCTGCGGAGCGCTCAGCCACTTCGCGAAGGGCGGCTCAGCCTACGTTCAGGGCAACGCGCCGGGGCAAGCCGACAACGTGCCGGCCGTCCTCAGCCCAGGCGAGTACGTCATGGACGCAGACACCGTGTCGTCTCTTGGCGACGGCAACAACGCCGCAGGCGCACAAAAGCTGGACCAGATGCGCCAAAGCATCCGTGAGCACAAACGCTCCGCACCCGCAGACAAGATCCCTCCGAAGGCCAAGGCCCCTGAGCAGTACCTGAAAGGTCGCAAATGAGCGGCATCCTCGATTCACTCGGCGGCTTGAACAGCGGCCAACTCCCCCCGAACGTCACTGCCTCCTCGGGCTCGCTGTCGAGCCAGCCCGATTGGTTCCAGCAGATGGAGCAGGGCCTCGCAGCCCGTGGCGCCCAGATCGCCGATCGCGGGTATCAGTACTACTCCGATCCTCGCCTTGCCAACTTCACGCCCGACCAACTCAACGCTTTCCAGGGTGTGCGGAACATGCAGGGCTCGTGGCAGCCTTCCTATCAAGGGGCACTGGGCGCCTACAGCCAAGCCCTCCCTTATGGGATGAACTCGCTGAACCGCGGGGCCGGCTATGGTGCTGGCGCTGTCGGCGCCGCACAGGCGGGCGCTCAAGGCGCAATGGGCGCAGCTCAACAGTACGCCCCTTGGATGACCTCGGCGGCAGGGACCTACGGCGGCGCAGCGATGGACGCGGCGAACAACGGGGGCGCGGCGGCGCAGAGTGCGGCCAACCAAGCCGGTCAGCAGATGGGCAAGGCGGCCAACCAATACGGCCAAGGCGCCGTCTCCGCCACGCAAGGCCCATCCCAAAACTGGACGGACAACTTTTCCAAGTACATGAGCCCGTACACCCAGAGCGTGGTGAACGAGATCGGCCGCCTGGGGAATCAAAACCTGTTCCAGAACGTGTTGCCCCAGGTGAATGACTCGTTCATCGCCAATGGTGGCTTCGGTTCTGATCGCAACGCCGAGATGATCGGCCGCTCGATCCGTGATGCGCAAACGAACATCTCTGGCTTGCAGTCTCAGGCGCTGGAAAGCGGCTACGGCACCTCGGCTGGCATCTTTGGTCAGGATGCCAACCGCGCTCAGCAGCAACAGCAGATGCAGTCCAACGCCAACCTTGGCGCCGGGAACCTCGTCACTGGGGCATTGGGGCAAGCTGGGCAGTTGCGCACGAACGCGGCTCTCGGTGCGGGGCAACTCGCGACCAACGCAGCACTCGGCGCTGGGAATATGTACGAGGGGGCCTTGGGCCAAGGCGCGAACCTGCTCACTGGAACCGCGCTGCAGGGCGGTCAACTCGCCTCAAACGCTGGGCTGCAAGCGGGGCAGATGGCGAACCAGGGAGCCCAGATCGGCGGCAATCTTGCCCTACAGACGGGGCAAGGCATGGGCGCGCTGTCGCAGTTGGGCCAACAGCTTGGCTACAACGACCTCAACGCCTTGAACGGGATCGGTGCGCAGCAACAGGGGCTCCAACAGCATGCCTACGACACGGCGTATCAGGAGTTCCAAAACCAGCGCGACTACCCGATGCAGCAGGCCTCTTGGCTGTCCAACCTGCTGCGCAACGCGCAAGTTCCGACAACCCAAATCGGATCAACCAATGCACCACTTCCTGGGGCGCAGTACGGGGCGACACCCGCCAACCAGATTGGCGGCGCATTGAGCATGCTTGCGCCGTACTTCTCCGGCTCTGGCGGCTCCGGAGGTTCTTCTGGCGGCGCTCTTCCGTATTGGGGTGGCGGCTCCAACGATTGGGAAAACTACATTCCCGGAGGCTGATAGATGCCGTTCGATTTCGACAACACCATCCAAGGCGCACTCGGTCTTCTAGCCAAGTCTGCGCAGCCCGCGCAGATGGACACCGACACGTCCTATCTGACTCCTTCGGCCATTGAGATGGGGCCGGGATATTCGCGTCGTGCAGCACTGGCCGGATTGCTCGGTCCGACTCACAGCGGCTCTACAGCTGAAGGGGTTGCTAACTCCATGGCCGGCGAGAACGCTGCCGACTTGGAGCAGGCAAAGCTGCGTGCGATGTACCTCCCGGCAATTGCGAATGCGGTGACATCGCGTCAACAAGCCGCAGCACAAGCCAACCTCGTCAATGTCGAAGCAGCGCAGCACATGATCGGCGCAGCTCAGGCGGCGAGGGCGGCCGATATCCAGCGGTGGGCGCTGGGGCAATATGGGTACGACAGCGGCCAAGCAGATCAGATCATCCCTCAACTGTCGCAGGGGGCGCTATCTCAGGGAGCGGCTCAAGGCGATGTCGGCCCGACGAACACGAACGCCCAGCGGATGACTGGCGCCTTGTCGGCAATGGCTCCGCAGCGACCGTCTGGGATGATGTTCGGCGTCCCGAGTGACGTGGCTCTGTCGGATCTCGCCTTCAACGGCGGGAAGAACATCGCCGGGTTTGCGAACGAACGAAGTAAGCCGACGCCTGATGTCATCAATGCTCAGTACGCGATGGGCGGAGACGGGGCAGGCGCGCAGAACCTCGTCTTGGCGAAGCTGATGAAAGAGGGCATCGTCACGATGCGCAACGGGTTGCTCTACAACACCCTGACGGGACAGTTCATGGGCGCGCCTGCTGCGATGATCCAGAAGAACGCAGAGGCCGTGAAGCGTGGTGAAACTCTGGGTGGCACGACGACGACCGTCAATCCTGACGGCAGTGAAAGCACGGCCATCTTCGGTGACTTGTACACCTCGCCCGGCGGCAATCCCAACGCTCCTGCTCCGATCCGGAACAACAACCCCGGCGCCCTGATGCCTGGCGGGAAGTTGGCTCAGTTCAAGACTCCTGAAGAGGGCTTGGCTGCCATGGATCAAAACCTGCAGAGTTATGGCAAGCAGGGCGTCAAGACGCTATCCGGCGTCATTGCCAAATGGGCGCCGCCGAACGAGAACGACACGCAAGCGTACATCGCCGACGTATCGAAGCGCCTCGGCGTCGATCCGAACGCCCCCGTTGACTTAAACAATCCACTGCAGCGCCACGCCATCAGCACGGCCATCATGCTGCACGAGAACGGCCCGCAAGCGGTGTTTGGGCAGCCGGCCGCACAAGCAACGCCGACTCCGGTGGGCGTGCAGACCAAAGCCGCCCCAGGCGTGACTTCAGCGCGGGCACAAGGCGACAAGTTCTACGAGCAAATCGCCAGTGAAGGGCAAAGCGTCGGCCAGGACCGGAACATCCTAGAAGAGATGGCGAAGCTGGCGAACGATCCCAACGCCAAGTTCGGCCCCGGAGCGGAAGGCGTCGCCGCATTCAAGGCGAAGATCGCTAACATCCCGGGCCTGCCGGATTCGTGGAAGGCGGATGTACAGCAGGCGCAGACCTATCAGGACGTTCTTCGCAAGCTTGCGAGCAATATGGCGATGGGCCGCTTGGGGCAGGGGAGCACTGGCACTGACACCCAGCTGGAAACCCTGCTGCACTCGTTCCCCAATGGTGAGATGACTCCTGCCGCCATGAAGCAGGTTCTTCCGATGCTTCAGCGCCAAGTGGATGCGCGCGAGACCCGTCTCAACGCTGCGTCGAACTTCCTCAAGGCGCATGGCAACGACAGGCAGTACATGCAAGACTTCAACCAGGCGTGGAGCAAGTTTGGCGATCCGGTCGCGATCGAAGTCGGCCGCCAACTGGCGATTGCTCAGAGCCGTGGGGACAAGAACGCAGCGGCGACCCTCATCGCCAAGATCAAGGCTGATCCTGACCTCACGGCCAAGATCAAGGGCCTCAACTCTCTGGGGGCGTTCTAATGCCGCTCGATCTCTCCGGGCTTGACGATCAAGCGCCGGCCCCCGGTGGACAGTCCGCCCCGGTCCCGGGCAAGCTTGACCTGTCGCTGCTTGACGATCCTTCGCTTGCTCCCACTCCGAAGCCAGCAACCACCAAGTCTTCTGCGGCAACGCCGGCTTTGAGCGGCAAGGATGTCTACAAGACCTTGCAGAACTCCGCCAGCGATGGCGTGTTGGCATTCCAGCGGGGGCTGAACGACCTCGGAGGGGCGTTCGCGCATCACGTGTTGAACCTGCCTCATGGCGGGGCGCAGTTCATTCAGAACACGGTGGACGCCGGCCTTCAGCGCCTGCCGGACAACCCCGTCAGCCGGTGGTGGCACAACGACACCACCAACGACAATGCTTGGCTCGCGAAGCGCGAGGCGGACTACCAGGCCAGGGTGGGCAATTCCATCCCGGCATACATTGGCGCGATTGCGGGTGAGCTTGGTCCGTTCATGATGTCGGGCGGCAGCTCCATGCTCGAATCTGCTGGCAAGCCAGCCACCGCCGCCGCCGAGTGGCTGTCCTCCAAAGTTGGCTCTCCCGCCCTCCAGACAGCGTTGAAGTACATGGGTTTGGCTGGGGCTGGTGGAACTCAGGGGGCTTTGGCGGCGCTGGCCGCTCCTGTGAACGATGCTTCTGATTACTGGAAAGCCAAGGCATCCCAAGTGAAGACGGGCGCTCTCGTTGGTGGCGCCGTCCCGCCTGCTCTGGCGGCCGCAGGCGCCGCTGCGCGGGGCGTGAAGAACGCCGCCATGCCGCTCGTGGCGCCGGAAAGCTATGTGGGCAAGCAAATCGCCAACATGCTTGGCGATGATGCACAGACGGTACTAGGTAACCTTCAGAGTTATAAAACGCTGGTGCCAGGCTCCACCCCGTCAGCGGCCCAGGTCGGCGAAAACACGAAGCTGCTCCAGATCGAGAAGGCGAACCGCAATACCGTCCCCGGGGCCGAGGTGTTCGCAAATCGCGAATCGGCGAACAATGCGGCGCGGTGGGGCGTCATCAACGATGCGGCGAAGGACGATAGCGTCTTGACACAAGCCGTAGCTGCGCGTGATGCGTGGAAGCAGCCGGTAATTGACAAGTTGCTCAATAACCCAGCGACAGCCAAGCCTGTTGAGATATCGCCCATCCTCAAGCAACTCGATGCGTTGGAAAGCGGCAGCCTTGGCACGGACCCGGTAGTCAAGAGCGCGGTTCGTGGGTTGCGGCAGGATCTTCAGGATGCCGCAGCGAAGACCGACCTCAACCGCTACACGTGGACGCCATCGCAACTCAAGTCCCTGAATCCTGACGCGCCGTATGTGGACCCCGCATTGCTAGACGGCTATCGGCAGAACGTCCGCAACTTCCTTTCCAAGTACGCCTCGAATGGGGCGGTCTCGTCGAAGCAGGAAGCTGCGTTCGAGCCGATCAAGAACCAGATCATCAACGCGATCGAAGGGGCCAATCCGGGCTACAAGGGCTACCTCAAAGGCTTCGCCCAGAAGTCACAGCCGATCAATACCATGGAGGCAGCGCAGCAGTTGCAGGAACTCCTTGGGGGCAAGGCGCAGAACGCGCAGGGCGACCCGATGATTTCTGCGGCGGGGTATCAGTCGGCGCTCAATCGGGCGATGAAGGGCCAACCCTACGGGATCAATCCGCAAACACGGGGTGCGCTGGAGGCTATCGCCGACGACCTACAGCGATCCACCCGTTCGAACTCGCTGCGCACCCCGGGCTCTGATACGGCCTACAACATTCAAGCCCAAGGGGCGCTCGGGAAGTTGCTATACGGCCCTTCGTTTAACGGATCATCTAAGGCAACAAGAGTGGCGGCCGGTGCAATAGGATCATTCATCCCTGGGGTGGGCTGGATGGGCGGCTATCTTGGTTCGGGTGAACTAGGCGCTACTGTCGGCAAACACGTCAATCAAGCCGCCGCCAAACTTCTGAATGACCCACAAGCATTAGCGGCGGCCCTTCAAGGTCAGCTTACGCCACAGCAGGCCGCAGTGATACCCGAGCTTGTGAAGCTCTTGCCGAATGTCGCTTCTTACGAGGCGGCTCGTGTCGCTCCACAGAGCAAGCCAGCGAATCCATAGAGGCCACAGAAGAGGGCCGAGCAACCAATGCCAAATGCAGACCGCCACGATCCAGGCGGTCCACGGGTGTTGATGGATCCACTCTCCCACTAAGGCACCAGAAGTTTGCGGCCTCAGTTATAGCAAACTCCAAGCCCGGAGCATCCCATAGTGGGGTGTTCCGGGCTCTTTTGTCGTTTGTGGCGCCCGAGCTTTAGCCAAACAGCACGCCTGTCATCATCTTCTGTAAGCGCATCTTTTGGCCGCTCTCGTGGTCAGAAACCGTGTCGTCCTGACATCTGTAGGTGCGAATCTTGTCGCCCCTCATGCCGCTTCCGACCATCTGCTTTCTGGCGCTATCTTCTGCCGACTTGGCGAGCCCTGCGTAGTGGTTTGCTACGCGAGCCTCTAGGACTTCTCGCGCAACCCGCCGGTTGTCGTGTTGAGACTTTGTCGCGGCCTTGGCCTCAATGCCTGTTGGCTTGTGGCGGATTACCACGCACGATTCCGTCTTGTTTCGGTGCTGCCCGCCCGGGCCGCTGTCCTTGGTGGTGAACACCTCTAGGTCTTTTTCATTGAGGCGCCAAGACTTCTGTTCGCGCACCTCAAGAGCGGCAACCGTTACCGTCGAAGTATGAACGCGCCCCTTCCGCTCAGTGGGCGGTACGCGCTGCCAGCGATGTCCGCCAGCCTCCCTCAAGAGTGGTCGAATGATTCGTTCGTCACCCTCAAATGTCGCGAGGAGTCAGCCGTGATCCTCGTCCAGAATGTCCACCAAAGCACCAACGCGCTCGGCATAGCGGAGGTAAATCTTCGCCTGTTCGTGGACAAGCAACTTGGCGTCCTCGCCGCCTTCGCCGGGCCTGATTTCAAGAGAGACTTTCATCGCGTCATGCTCGCAGATCAACATGCGGTTGTAAAGACTCTCAACATCGCTTCTCGTGCTTTGTGGCTCTCATTCTGTACATTGCCCATAATGAGAGGCATCCGCAGCTCGGCTAACCGCCGTTTATCCCTGGTGCGGCTACAGCGCCTTGAAGCTCTGATGGAAGGTGAGGGGGCGGCAGGGACTCGAACCCCAATCGTCGCTTGCGCGAAGTTCTACCCGTTGAACTAACGCCATCGTTTCCCTCACCAGAAAGTCTACAGCGCCTTGAAGCGCTCTCGGATGGCGGCGGCGCAGTCCAGCGGGCCGACCCTTTCCATGGGCCTTCCGGCCGCCAGGAGCTCCCACAGGCGGCCGTTCTCACAAACCTTCGCCGCTTCTTCTGCTGCGTGCTGCATGGCGAGACGGGCGAACTTCTCCCACATCTCCATCAGCCACGGCGTCATGACCTGATTGGCTAGGCCCGCGCTCTTCGCCCATTGCTCGACCAGCTTCTGTAGATCCTCCATCACCTACTCCTTCACTAGAGGAATGTCCTGCCGCAGTTCCACGTCTTCAACGATCATCGCTCTACTCCTTAGGTGATTGCGCAGGATCGAGCAGCATCACGCCAATGACACGCTCCGGTCGGCTGCGGCGCACCGACAATGCCACGCGACTGCCAGGCTTTACGGACTCGAACTCCCGACCGAAGCAGTAACGCGGAACACCGTAGAAAAAGCCGCCTTCGACCTCGACGTGCGCCAATTCAAAGTCTGGAAGCACCTCTACTACCGTCCCCGGTATCTCCGTGTAATCGGTTGTGGGATCAACCATCACTCTTCTCCTGGGGAGCCATAGCAGCGGCGGCACGGACAACGGCGCGTCGGACCGCTTTATCCCTGTCCGCAATCTCTTCGTCACCGTACATGAAATCGTTGACGATGATGTACCTGCCAGAGGCGTCAACCTTCATCTGCAGCTTCACCGCCAGCCGCAGCGCGTCGCCATCGTCGGTGAGCGGGTTCCATTCCCCGTAAACCGACTTATTGGGCCGATGAAAGAACATGGGAGAGTCTGCTCCATCGTTGGCAAACCACATTCGATCCATCCCGGCCGCTTTCGCCGCTGCCAGCAGTAGCTCTCGGTCTGTCTTGGTATCGCTCATAGGGGGATGCTCCAGGGGACTTCTTGGGGGACTTTTGGGGCAGCGCCGTCCAATCCTGTCGTGCTCACCCAGCAAAGTAGACACGCGTCGCACTCTGTCTTACCCAGTAAATTAGTTCGAGTCCAATCGCGCCTACCAATGGAAACCTGTTAGCCAGGGGACCGTTGGGGGACTGGAGCGGAGGCCAACAGCGCCTCCAGCTTCGCTTTCTCCCGGCCCCGGTCGGCCCCGTCGATCCACTTGGCATAGACGGAAAACAGCATCTTCGCCGACTTGTGGCCCATCTGCCGCGAGATGTAGGTGGGGTTCACGCCCGCCGCCAGCGCCGTCGTCGCGTAGGTGTGCCGGGTCTGGTAGGCCCGCCGATCCCTGATCCCGCAGCGCTTGAGCGCTGGCTTCCAGTAGTGGTCCCGCTGGCTGCGCTCATCGTGCCACGGCCGGCCCGTCACCGGGTTGTGAAAAATCTCGGCGTCCTTCATGAACGTGTGCGGCTTCTGTGCCTTCAGCGCTTCAACGGCCCGAGCTACCAAGTCCACGTCCCGAGTGGCGTAGGTCTTCAGCGGCTTGACCTTCCCGGCCGTCTTTGCCCGCTCGACGCGGATCGTCCCCGCGTTCCAGTCCACATCCGCCCAGCGCAGGGCAATCAGTTCCTCGGGGCGCATGCCGGTCAAAAAGGCGAACTCGAAGTATGCCCAGACCGAGGCGTGATAGTGCTTGCGAATGTCCGCAAGGATCGACTCGGCTTCCTTCGGAGTCAGCGGATCGGGAGGCGGCGCCTGGTGCTTGCCGTTCTCGATGCCCTCCATGGGATCTTCGATCTTTAGGTCGCGGACGGCGATGTGGAACACGCCCCGCAGGGGGATCAGGTAGTTGTTCAGGAGCTTGTTCGACGCCCAGCCGTGGTCGCCGATCTTCGCGGCCACCTTGCCATGCGTAAGGTCGGCAATGGGCGTCTTCTCGCCGAACAGCGACCTCCAGACGGCCAGCGCGTTGCGGTACTGCGCCTTGGTCTTGTCCGCCAGCCGGCCCTTCGACTGCAGGTACAGCTCGCACATCTCGCCGAACGTCGCCGTGCTGGGCGCCAACTTCTCCGCGCGTTTGCTGTCTGGGAAGAACTCGCCAAGCACGAACGTCCCCAGACCGATCTGCTTGCGGATGGCCGCCGCAACCCTGCGGGCGTGGTTGATGTTGGCCGGCGTCGGTGCCATCGGCTTGCCCGCGACGGTCAACGTCTCCTTGTACCGCTGGCCCTTCCACACGAAGAACAGGCGGATGCTGGTTGGCCTGACCTCTACGCCGTCGCTTCCACCCATTTCCTGATCCCCTCTGTGTCAATCCAAATGCGGCCATCGGGAGCACGGCGCCATTCGCGGTTTTGCACCCAAATCCCGCGCTCCAGGCGCTTACGGACAGCACCTTCGCTGAGGCCGGTCATTTTGGCCGCCATCGCCACAGTGACGTAGCGGGCAGGTTGAACTGCTGTTTGCTCGCTCATCTCTACTTCCTCAATCCTCGCAAATGCTCCGCGCTCTCTCCGTTGATCCGAACGTACTTCGTAGGATCTACTCCAGACCACAGAGATAGCATCGCCAGCGCCGGGCCACTAATGCCCTTGCGGCTGCCACGCTTCAGCCGAGTGACCGTTCCATCGCTGACGCCCGTTTCCTCGCACAGCCTGCGAGGGATGTAGCCCCGAGACTCAGCCACCTTCAGCACCTCGCCGATGAAGGCTTGGCCGTCTAGGGTCAGTTCGTACTGCCGGGCCATCTATTCCGCTCCGAACGAAGGACGGAACCCATTGCGCATCAACTTGCGAAGCGCATAGATCGCCTGCGAGCGCGTCATGCCGAACGGAATTCGCACGCTGACGCGTACCGTGGACCGCATGGCTTCGACGGTGCGGCGCTTGACCTTGCGGATGTTCATTCCGCTCCCCTCTCTTTGGCAAGGACAGAACCTTTTGCGATCGCTAGAATTTGGGCGTGCTGCTGACCTACCGCTACCGAGTCAAGTCCTTGACATGCCTTCTGAATAGGCAAGCCCGTGCGGTCAACTTCGTCTGGAACTACTGCAACGACCGGCAGAAGGACGCGGTCAAGTGGGGACGCCGCTGGTTGACGCGATTCGATCTGGACAAACTGACGGCTGGTAGTAGTAGAGAACTCCAACTGCATGCCGGAACTATCGGCGCCGTCTGCGCCCAATATGCGAAGTCTCGCTCCTTGAAGAAGCGACCGACCTTGCGCTATCGAGGGAAGAGGTCTCTTGGCTGGGTGCCGCTGAAGGGGCGCGACATCAAGGAGACCCCACGAGGGTTTCACTTCCACGGGCGTGAGTTCAAGGTGTTCAAGAGCCGCGAACTTCCTGCCGGTTCCAAGATAAAGGACGGCTCCAATTTCTCTCGCGATGCGCGCGGCAACTGGTTCTTGAACGTCTGCATCGAGGTGTCTGACATAGCCGTCCGTGAACCTGCGCGCGGGGTAGGAATTGACCTTGGGCTGAAGGAATTGGCCGCGCTTTCGACGGGGGAGAAGATCGAGAACCCGCGGCACTTCCGACAGTTGGAGGAGGCGCTTGGTAAGGCACAGCGCGCCAGGAAGAAGCGCCAGGCCGCCAACATCCACGCCCGCATCGCCAATGCGCGACGGGACTTCTTGCACAAGGCGTCGCTCAGCATCGTGCGGCGCTTTGATTACATCGCGGTGGGCAACGTGTCCGCTGCCCGGCTCGCCAAGACCAGCATGGCGAAGTCGGTCAACGATGCAGGCTGGTCTTCCTTCCGACACATGCTCCGCTATAAAGCGATTGCGCACGGGGCTTGCTATGAGGAAGTGAACGAAGCGTGGAGTACCCAGACCTGCAACGCATGTGGCGTGATCGCCGGCCCGAAAGGGCGTGCGGGTCTGAATGAGCGTAGATGGATATGTGCGTGTGGCGCGGAGCATGATCGTGACGTGAACGCCGCTATGAATATCTTGATACGCGGTTCTGGACATAGAACCCCTGTTGAGGGAATCTCAGGCATCTGACGCCTGAGGAGATGTCAACTCTCTCCAATAGAGGCAGCAGCGCGGAACCGGTGGTACTTGGCAAAGCGCGCCGCACCTTCGGCTTCGTATAGCCGCTGAGCCTCCGGCGACAACTCAATGCCATCGGGCAGAGTCTTCGCGAGCGCCAGTTCTTCGGCCGGCGACAGGCGGAACATGTCTGCTTGGCCTTCAGTGCTCACCGTCCACCCTCCCCGATAGAGGCGGTCGCCAACCATTCGATGAAGAGTCCAAGCGCTCCGCCGATTGCGTACCCTAGCCACCAGGGATGCTGGCCGTCTGCCGCAAACGCCATAACGCTACCGGCGATCACACCAACGCCTAGTGATGCGTACAGTTTGATTTTCACCGTCCACCCTCCTGTGCGCCCGACTTCGGGATCAGTGCATCTTTCTTGACGCACACCGCATCACCGTTGGCCTTGACCATCACACCGCCTGCCTTCTCGCACTTGTCGATTTCAGGCTTGGAGTAGTGGAAGTAGATGAACAGGAAAATCAGGCCGATGACCACGCCTCCATAAAGGAAGCCGTCGCCTACGTCGTCTGAGTCAATCACGGTTGTTCTCCTGTCCGCCAATGGCGGAATCAATGGCGGCGTCGAGTCGTTCGCCTGAAGGACATTCGTGTCCTAGCCTTACGGCGGCCTTCGGGTTCGCCACTACGCACAGCGGCGAGTCGGACCAGTGCCGGGCGCGCAGCCACCGATATCGCTCAGCGTCCTTCTTCGCCTCCTCAAGCTGACGCAGCGCTTCGTCTTGCTGTCCGCAAAGGGATAGGTACTCAAGGGCTTGCTGCTGGAGCTTGGCTTGGGCCTCCGCCAGTTGCTGCTCCAGTTCGGAGATGCGGGATTGAGCGGCGGCGTAGGCTGCGTTCCAGCCGTCTCGGTAGTCGGGCCGGATGTGTGATGCCTGCGGGTGGAACGGCGCCCACTCGTTGCCACACTTCCATTCGATGGGAAGCTGCGTGCTCATTCCTGCTCCTGAATGCCGTGGTGACGCTCGATTGCGCGGGCGAAGCTGACAAGCTCGGCGTTCGAAGGGCCGTCCGACCGCCTACCCCAAAGCCTGTAGATTTCAGCGGGGCTCAGCGGCTTCTGCGCTGGGGTGGTGGAGAGGCGCCATGCCTCCTGCCACATACACCATGCCAGATCCACGGCAATGTCGCGATAGTTGCCGGGCCATGCAGACCGCGTTGCGTCGTCTGGGTAGCGTGAGACGCTGCGCTCGTATGGTGATGCGCTGATTGCCGCCTCAAACGCCTCCCGTACCTCTGCCGCTGGAGATGATGGAGATGACACGAGCTCTTGTTTGGGCGCGTCGGCGTTGCCGACCGGGCTGTCGCCCTTCGGGTTCGACCTCGCGCGATACTGCCGAAGCCACGCCGCTTTGCATGCGCGGCAACCACGTTTCCCACGCGATTCTGAAATTAGGTTCCCATCCGCATACGCATGCCCCTGGGGGCAGTGCGTTTTCAGCGCGTTCAGCTTCGCCGGTGCTTCAGAGTTTTCATGCACGTTGGTGCGTCTATCAACCACGCGCAAATGCTCGGGGTTGACGCAGGCGCGGTTCCGGCAGACGTGGTCCACCACCATCCCGTCAGGAAGCTCAATTCCACGCAACATTAGGGACACGCGGTGGGCGCGCGGGTTCTTGCCGCGCAAATAGAAAACACCGTAGCCGTCACCGTCCGTCGCCGCCGTCCAAACCCAACATCCGCTTGCGTCGATCCGAACCTTCTCCATGAAGCGTTCACGCACGGCTTCATTCATTGCTAGCCTCCTCGCCGCTTCGCACCCCCATCCCTCGCGCGGGCGGCTTGCAGTGCGGGTGGTAAAAGCGGCTCCCGGAAGCATCAATCTCACCAAACGCGGTGCCGGTGATGGAGCCGCCGCACTTGTCGCACTTGAGGATCGACGCCGGGGGTATCCATGCCGCGTTAGGGATCGCAGCGTAAAGCGGAGCTTGCAGCGTAGAGCCCGGCGCCGCAGGCGTAACGCCCAAAGCTTGTCCAGGCTGTCCCGATAGATCAAGCTGTGTATTCATTCAATCCTCATTGGGCTGCACCGGGAGGGATGCGGACAGAGCGGCGACACGCTCTGCCATGGGAGCGTCACCAACAAGCCGCGCGAGACGTTCCGCCAAATCGTAGAAGTACGCGGGCATATCCCGCTTGCCTTCGGCCTTGAGTCCTTCGGCGTGCCCGATGAGCGCGTAAACGTCTTTATGCCAGCGCTCCAGTTCCGTCACTCCCTCCACTGCTACAGGCGCAGCGGGGAGAGCGGCGACGATGGGGCTGTCGGCCTTGCCCTTGGTCTTGACCGCCGCAACGCCGTTGGTCTCCACGTCAGCCGGGCGCCAGATGTGGCCGCAGCCGTGGCACAGGTGCGAGCGGTGGGGCTCGTTGGGCCACGTAACCCGGTTCGCAGGCGGCCCGCCGTCACGGTCCCACTCCACCATTTCCACAGCGTCGATGTGCTGCATCCCGCACTTCGGGCAGTGCAGCACCATGTCGATGGGCGCAGCGTGGAGAGCGGCGTAGAGGGCCATCACGTTGGCCCGCAAGTCTGTGATGTCGTCGGGTTCAGGCGACGGCGGCAGGTAAGCGCCCAGGTACTTCAGCAGCAGTTCGTCGGTTGGTGCCACCACCTCTCCTGCCTGTGCAGATGGCTGCGCTGGTGCAGGAGGGGAGGCGAGAGCGGCTTGCCAACCTTGCCACGCGCAAGCCGCAAGGGGGTCTTCGTAGGAGACACCCCACCGGACAAGATCGCGCCCAGCCGTTACCCTAAACCACGCCTCGAACACCTCGCGCATTTCGTGCTCTGTTTGCACTGGTCGCGCGTAGACGGGGACGAGATTGCCCGGCGCAGGGGAGCCGATAGGGTCCATGGGCAGGTACATGCTGGGGTTCTCGGCCCAAACGGACATTCCGTTGCAGCGCTCCAACTCCTTCAGGTGCTTGCGCTCAATAAACGCTACAGGCTGTGCCGGCTCGGTTGGCTGGGAGGGGGTCTGGTCTGGGCGCGTTCCTTCGGAACCGGGCTCTGCGCCCTCGGGGCCACGCCCTTCGGTCGTGGTGCTTCGCACTCCGATCCCTCGCGCGTTGGTGTCGTTCATGCGGTCCTCTCGATAATGGCGCGGTCGTACCCGGCGTACTCCCACTGACGGCTGAAAATCTCGGTGCGGCCACAAGCGATACAGCCGCGGCAGCGGAACCCTTGCGGGCGCCAAGCGTGGTTCGAGCCACTCTCCGTGCAGCGTCCGTAGAGCGCATTCACGACGACGGAGAAGACCAGCACCAACAGGCCAATGGCAAATAGGAAGGCGGTCAGCATTCGACCTCCCGGTCTTCCGGGTCCTCGTCGTGCCAGTCGCTAAGAGCCAGGTTGAGACTCCGCTCTAGTTCGCGAGCGGTCTCCTCCGTGGAGCACGACGCCACGCGCTCTCCGCCCGGCGTCACAACCTCCCATAGGTCGCTGTCGCTGGACTCGACTTGGTTGGTGCTGAAGTAGTGTTGAATCTCGTTCATGGTCAGTCCTTTGCGTTGAGTTCAATCGCTGCCTTCAGGGCGGCGTGAGGGGTCATGCGGTTGCGAGCGGTCGAAGGGCCGATCGTCACCTCCCACGAGTAGCGCGGAATCAGCACGTTCGGCGCCGAAAGGCAGTTGCACTCGACAGTGACCATGTGCCCCATCGAAGCGGCAGCGCAAAGGCTTCTCCACGCCTCCGCATCTGCTCGCAGGCGGTCGCCATCTGGGTCCGCCTTGACGGGGTCAGTAGCGCCCGCGTTAGGGATCGCAGTGGAAGCCGAAGGCTGCAACGAAGAGCCCGACCCCGAAGGGGGAACGCCCAGGTCTTGGTCTGCTGTCTGCGCCACTGGGCGGGCAGAGAGCATTGCCTTGTAGATCGACGCGACAGACGGCGCTGGGTGGCCGCTGTTTTCCCACGCCTCCTCGCCCGCCAAGTCCATCTTGTGAGTGGATTCCAACGGCACCAGCACGAACCCCTCGGCCACCGGCTCTGCCTGCGGCTTGGCTAGTGCTGCGAGGGCGTCGATGGCGGCGTGGAAAGTGCGACGAGCCCGGAACACGGCGCCAGGGTCGTCGGCTGGCCGGTCGCGGTTCACATCGGCGAATGCCTTGCCCAGCCGCTTCGCCTCATCCGCCAGCGCTTCGGGTGTCTTGGGATTGGTCATTGCTGGGCTCCGCTCATCAAGCTCACCGGCATCATTTCTCGCCTGCGGGCGCAACTCTCGCCAGGCAGGCAATGGCCGCAGGTGTACTCACACCCAAACCCAGCACGAATCACGGTGCCCCATGGGTTCACCTGTGTGACGGTGTAGCGAAGGTGGCAATCCGGCGCGTCATAGCCAGGGTGGTTCCTGTGCATCGGCGTCATTTCGGTGCTATCGCTCATTTGGTTTGTCCTTGCTCGTCTTTGGCAACATCAGTTGGGCGCACCGCTTCGCGGCCGGGCTCTTGCCCTTCGGGTCCAGCCGCCTGCGGCGTCTGTCCGGCTGCGCCGCTATCGATCCCTTGCGCGGGCGTTGGCGGCGTGTTCTCCATCAAGTGCAACTCCTTGAGATTGCCTTTGTGGAAGTACGACGAGAACTCGACCCATCCAGACCGGCCGCCCGGGGGTGCTTCCAGAAAGCTGTAGAAGCTCACCCCTCCAGTGAGGGGGCAGCACTCCCATTCCTCGGCTTCGTAGGACTTCACCCAAAGCGATCCGTCTGCGCGAATGACGTATTCCGCCAGCCATTGCTCGGGTGTGTCTTTGGTCTGAAATACACGCTCCGGCTGAAGCCCAAGCTCCGGCAAATCGCGTTCGCAACGGATGTGGTCGTACATGCCCATCACTGCTCCTTCGGAGGTTGCGGAAGAGGCATCCAGTGGGTTGGTTCGTGAAGGTGAATCACGCTTCCCCACCGGTCGCCGTAGTGGGTAGCGGTCGCCACGATGTGCCCATCCCATGCCAGCACGCGGCATCCACCTTCCGGCAGTCGATCGGCAGAACTCACCCACGCGCCAGCGATAGGAGCGGACGCCGCGTCAGCGGCTGGAGCGCATAGCGCGGTGCCCGCAGGGCAGGCGCCCAAAGAAGCCTCGGACAACACCAGTAAGGCGTACTCCTCGGCGTAGGCTCGCATTTGGTCGGCGGTGAAGGCTTCTTCCCCGCGCCCATCAATGTGATAGTCGGTGCGCGTCTCGCCTTCAGGCAGTGACGGCATTTCAGGCAGTTGCATGGTGTGTTCTCCTTCAGGCGGACGCGCGGTCCATTGCTCGGTTCGACGCCTCTTGAGAGCGCCAGACTTCGACGCGGGCCTGTGCGGCGACCATTTGCCAGCGAAGCCGCTCTTCCACTTCCACAGCCTCTTTCAGCCCTAGCAAGTGCGCCTCATAGTCCGGGTGGGCGTAAGCCTCGCGTTCCTGGGCGGTCACGGGAAGGTCAACGCACTTCTTCATCAGCTTTGCTTTGAGGGTCTTCCGGAATTCCTCCATATAGACGCGCTCGGCCTTGGCCTTTGCCAGAGTGGCCGCGTTGTCGCGGATGAAGTCCACCGCTCGCTGGGGGTCAATCTGCTCGCTCAAGCCCTCACCTCGTCGTAAATGCCAAGCTCAACTTGCAGCTTGTGGAGTAGTTCAAGTTCCGATCCGTAGCGCGCTACAAACGTCCGCTTCTGGAAATGGACGGATGGAACCTTCTTCCCGTCGCCCTTGTGGTGTGCCTCGCACAAGGGGATCGTGAACAGGTGTCCAAGCCTCCGGTAGCCTTGGGTGATGTGGTGGACGCTGGCCGGCGACTGGAAGCCATCGGCGCGGCACGCCACACACCCAAGATCGGATATCGAGTCCATCCACTGGCGCTCGGCCTTGTTCGGAGTCTTGGACGGTCCCATCAGAACTGGATGTCGTCGTCCATGTCGTCGAAGCCGGTTTTCGACTTTGCGGCGGGGCGTTGAGGCTGGCGGGCGGCCGGGGTGGACTGCTCCTGCGGTTCCGACTGCTCGCGACCGCCCAGCAACTGCAACGAGTCGGCGACGATCTCGGTCGTGTACTGATCCTTGCCATCCTTGTCTTGCCACTTGCGGGTCTTCAGGCGGCCCTCGACATACACCGGCCGCCCTTTCCTGACGTACTCGCCGACGATCTCAGCCAGACGGTCATAGAACACCACGCGGTGCCATTCCGTCTCTTCCATGCGGTCGCCGGTGTCCTTGTTCTTCCAGTTCCGCGTCGTGGCAAGGCTCAGGTTGCAGACGGCGGCGCCGCTCGGCGTGTAGCGGACTTCCGGGTCTTTGCCCGCATTGCCGATGAGAATGACTTTGTTCACGGATGCCATCAGGCGGCCTTCCTTTCAGCGATGCCGCGCAGGGCGGCCAGTTTGGATTCCAGTTCGGCCAGGAACGTCTGCACCGCGTCCTCCAGCTCGCGCAGGTAAGCCATCGAGGGCTCATAGCGAACGCGGAACAGTTGCAGATCCTTCGGCATGCGCGGGTCGAAGCTGACGAACTCAACCCACTTGCGTTCCGTGCAGGCGCACTGCCAGGCCATTTGCGGCAGGTAGGCTGACGGCGGTTCGCCGCGCATCAGGTACTCAATGTGTGTGTGCGTCTTCGGGCACTTGATTTCCAACAGCCCGTCGTCGCCGATCAGCCCATCAGGGGAAGCGCCGGCCAACTCGATACGCGGGTGGAGCACGAAGCCGACTTCTTCAACCAGAAGGCCGGCATCCACCTCAAGCGCCAAGCGGGCGGCCGGCTCGGTTTCGGTGCCGTGCTTCATGGCGTCATTGGTGAACGACTCGCCCACCATGCCGGTCAGGCGCTCGGCGATCAGTTCGCCCATGTAGGTCGCCCGGGTAGCGCTCGGCTCGCCCCCGCGGCCCTTGGCGATCACACAGGCGACCTTGGAGGCGGTAACATGGCCGGCACGGGCCGCATGCCATTCCGGAGTTCCCTGGGCGCATTGAATGACCTTCATTGCGTCACCTCTTGGCGCTTGTCGGCGTCGGCGGCGATAGCCTTCAGCTCGGAGTGATGGGGGCCGAGGGCGCGGCGCTGGTCGGCGCTAAGGCCATTCCAGTAGGCTTGGTAGGCCTTCGTTCCTTTCTCCGCGTGGGACAGTGCCTCATCGTTCGGGCCGCCCTGGTCTTCACCTTCCTCGGGGTCCATCGCCATCGTGGGTACGACGAACTGTTGGAATAGGGCTGTACGGAAGGCCACGGACTGCGCCTTGACGACAGCCTTGTCGCCCGAATCCATCGCCTCGCCGAACACCTCGCACGAGACGCGGGAGCCGTCGTCGGCCGCGAACGTGAACGTGCCCTTCAGCACGACGAACCGCGTAGCCTTGCCTTCTCCCTTGGCGCGCTCGGTGACGGTCAGATCGGAATAGGACGGCGTAACGGTGATCCCGTGGTGGATCAGAACCACGCACATCTCGTTCATGGCCGCCTCGATGCCGCGGTAGTTGACCTTCGCGCCGCCCAGGTCGGCCCGTGACAGCTTGGCGATGCCCTTCGCGGAAATCTCTTTCATGGCGCCGACCAGCGCCGCGTGAATGTTGCTCATCGCTACTCCAAAATCTCGTCACCGACAAACCAAGCCTTCACCCTCTGCCACAAAGAGCGCTTGACCGGCCGAGTCCTGCGCTGGAGGCAGTAGTACGGGTGGCGGCAGTCCTTGTCACCTTGTGCGCAATCGCCGGAACAACCGGCAAACACTTTCTCGATGCGCTTGGTGGCGGCTTCGTGTTGCTCGGCGGCTTCGACAAGATGAAGGTGTGCGAGGTTGTCCATCACGAAAACTCCCCGGTAATGCAGTCCCAAGTTCCTTCGCCATGCTTGAGGCAATGGCGACCGACAACGTGCCGGACCAAGCCATTGGGGCCTAACTTGGCTTGGTTGCTTGTGTAGAACTCGTGCCAACTGCGATATCCGTATGGCACGCTTGAAGCTAATCCGATGCGTCCCCGCTCCGTAATGCACAGTTTCATCTCGTCGGGCGTCAGCGTCTCGCCGTATTCGTTCTTGATGACGCAGCCAGGACGGGACCAAAGCGCCTCCCAGTCTTCCAAGTCGTTAATCCCGCGCTCAGGGATGACGTGCAGCGAGAAGCACCAGCCGGCAGAAGACTTGCCGATGTGCAGGGGCTCCGCCTCGTCGCAGTGGCCGCACGTTGGGCAAGGCTCGTTCTGCTTCTCGTACAGGTAGTAGTTCGTACCCATGTCACTTCGCCTTTCGCTGAATCGGCTTGACGTTGGATGCCTTGGACTGCGCTTGCTCTTGCCGGATGCGGTCGAACCGCTCGCGGATGTTGGTGTGATCCTTGTTCACGTAGACGAAACGCGGATCGGTCAGGGGAATGGTGGGATGGGCCATCTCAACCTCCGCAACAAACAATCACCGCATAGAACCCGCCACACACCAGCATCGCCATGCACTCCAGATAGAACTCGCCGAAGAAGGAGCGGAGGAGGTTCATCG